TATAGCGTCTTCTGCTGCTGGTGCTTCTGAACTTACTTTACCAAACACAAGTGGAACGCTGGACCGCCTCAACCGAGCGGGGAATGTGCTGCAGGTGGTAGAAGGCACTACAACTACACATACTACGACAACATCCACAACTTTTGCGGATACAACCTTAACGGCAAATATCACACCAACAACCGCTACTAACAAGGTTTTGGTAATTATTTCTCAACAGGTGGTTAACGATGCCTCTACCGAAGCCACCGTAGGAATGGCGTTTAAGGTATTACGGGGCTCAACGAGCCTGTACGATGGCACCAATAATTATGATCACTACATAAACGCCAGTGGCGGTGGTGTAACTTTAACTCAAATTGTTGGTCGATGGAACTTTACCTATCTTGATAGCCCTAGTTCAACTTCTTCGTTGACGTACAAAACTCAGTTCAAAGTAATAGCTGCAAATAATAGCGCCCGCGCTATGGTTCAATCTGCATCAAGTCGTTCATCAATTACTCTTATAGAGGTAGCAGCATGACGCCAACTAGACCCGACGCCATCCTGTCCCTCCGCCCCGGCGCTGAATGGGTGCTGCGTGGTGATGATTTGGAGTGGCTCAGCCCCGACATTCCTCAACCCACAGAAGCCGAGATTCAAACCGAGCTGGATCGCCTCATCGCTGATCAGCCCCGCAAGGAAGCCCGCCAGTCACGAGCCGCCGCCTATGCCAGTGAAGCAGACCCACTCTTCTTCAAATATCAGGCAGGCGAAGTAACCAAAGAAGAATGGTTAGCAAAACGCGAGGAAATCCGTCAACGCTTTCCGTATCCAGAAGGAGTATAAGAGATGTCAACACTCAGAACCACAAATATCAGACACATCTCCGCTAATAGTTCAGCAATCACTCTGGCAGCAGACGGAACCGTTGCGATCTCAACAATCACAGGATCCTGTTTAGCATCAGTCTCAAATATTGCTGGTGTCAATACCACTGGAGTCACGACTTCTGGTTCTGCTATAGTATCTCTCACAGGATCATTAAGTGCCTCACAAATCTCCAATGGTGATTATGTAGTTGGAACTGGTATTACCGTTGGAACCACTGTTTCTTCTGGTGGTGGAACAAATCAGGTCACATTAAGTCAGACTGCTGGTATTTCATTAGCGACTAATCCTTTAACGTTTTATACCAATAATAAGATCGTAACGCCAGGTGTCATTGGCGGTCAACTGTGCCGCGCCTGGGTCAACTTCAACGGCACCAGCACCGTGGCAATCCGCGCCAGCTACAACGTCAGCAGCATTACGGATAACGGGACAGGCGACTATACAGTGAACTTCACGACGGCGATGCCGGATACGAATTATGTAGTTATTGGTTCCGGCGGTCCTAATGTTGCCGCAGGAAACAATGCTACCAGTGGAACAATTCTTACCCCTAATGCAATAACTAGTTCACCCTTTACAGTACCCTCACCATCCACATCTTCAGTAAGAATAATAACTATAACAACTCCATCTAACTTTTCTACAGGAGTTGATACTGCTTTTATCAACGTCGCCATCTTCCGCTGAGGTAACACCATGAAAATCATCTACACCAACAACGAAGGTAGCGTTATCTAATAAATCTGATCTTCAAAAGCAACAAACCTAGTCTACTCATAAAAACCAACTTCGTCAACCCCTTGACAAGATCCTAATTTTCTTTTATAATACTTCAAGTCTTTCAAATCCTTGTATCTTTGGGATGAAAGACCCTCTTCAAGTGGTGTGAAGAGGTGAGTTGGTGGTTAATAGGGGAGGGTATAAACACCCTCCTTTTTCTTTTATAAATCTTAATGAAAATATTTTTATCAAAATGAACTTTGTAGTTTATACTAAAGATAACTGTCCTTATTGCTCGAAAGTCAAACAAGTATTGGAATTGACAGAAAGTAACTTTGTGGTTTATAATCTTAATGAGCATTTTACCAAAGAACAGTTTTATGCCGAGTTTGGGGAAGGATCAACATTTCCTCAAGTCATTTGTAATGATCAAAAATTAGGAGGGTGTATTGACACAATCAAGTTCCTCAAAGAACAACAAATCGTCTAATACGAACATAAATAATTCTGATCGCGGCAATCGCGGCGTTGAACTCATTCTTAATGGAGGTAAACGAAAGCAGACTCGACCATTCCATATTATCTTTGAGAAGATAGTTTGCTTTCTGAATCGGGAAGTCACTATCTATTTTGAGTTTTCCTTAGTTTCAAGGAAGAAAAAGTAGTTTCCCGGAGTAAACAAATGTTAGCAATCAGTTTAGTTTTTGGTTCTTTTCTAACAGTATTGTTTCTAATTGTGGGAGTAATGCTTGGTTGGGTTGCCAGAGAGTATATGATGACTCATCAAGAGGGACCAAAACAAATTGCTTACCATCCAGAGTTTTATGATAAGGATGGTGAGTTAATCGACCAAGAAATTGTATCAGTTCGTTTTGATCCTGATTACTTTGATGATTTTGAAATTGAAGAGGACGACGAAGAATAATCAATAAATAACTTCAACATTATTCAACATTCTGTATAGATATGACCACGACAACAAAAGCAAAGACAACGACTCGCAAGACAACAACAAAACCAAAAGTCGCAGAAGCACCTATTCCAGATTTGCCTTCGAATCCTTTTGTTTTTGAGATTTTAAATGTCGTTGTAAAGCAAAAAAGTAATGCTCGCAAAGTTGAAGCATTAAAAAAGTTTGAGCATCCTTCCTTAAAAGCAATTTTTATTTGGAACTTTGATGAGTCGATTGTTTCGGCACTTCCTCCTGGCGATGTTCCTTATTCTGCTGTCAATGAGATGGATTCGTTTAAAGGAACTTTGAGCGAAAAGATTGCTGATGCGGTTGAAAAAATGGAAGAACTTGGAACCAATTCTTTGGGATCACAAGATCAAGGACGTTCTTCAATTCGTAAGGAATACTCGAAGTTTTATAATTTCATCAAAGGCGGTAATGATAGTCTGAGCTCACTTCGTCGTGAGACAATGTTTATTAATATTCTTCAAGGACTTCATCCACTGGAAGCAGAAATCGTCTGTCTTTGTAAGGATAAAAAACTTCAGACCAAGTATAAACTGACACAAGAAATTGTGGCAGAAGCATACCCAGACATTCAATGGGGTAATCGCGTATGAGTCAACTTCGTGATGTTGTAGAACGAGCACAAGGAACAGAAACAACCATGGAACACTGGACTCCCGCAGAAAAAGAAACCTGTAAGTCACGCTATGGTTGTGAGATTATGATTGAAAACGGTTCTTATGCGGAAGTCTGTACCAAAGATGCTCCTAATGATGCTTATATCATCAAATATCTTGTAGATGATAAAGTTTGTTTTGATCTTACACGAGGAACAAGAGTTCGTTTGTTTGATATGTACTGGGATAAGTTTCGTGATAACCTTAAGGACATTGACTTTGGTTATGGTAGAGTCAATCCTAAACTCTGGGGATATCAGGCACCCAAAACCAAAAAGCGGAAGTGATTTCCTAGATTGGGAAAAAAACTCCGGCATAATTTTCTTACGCGAAGGTTTTACAAATCTTTGCGTTTTTTAGTATAATAGAGATACAATTTTGTATCTATTGTTACGATTTTAACATAAAACTCGTATATATACAGTAACTAGAGGTATAATTACCCTCTAACGTTCATCCTATGTCTAAAGCACTTTTGCTTTCAGCATGGGTTCCACTTCTATTTGTTTCAACGCCAAGACTTATTGCTTCTTCTAAAGTTTCAGTAAGTTGTGACACTGCGATGGAACTAATGGACATCGTTAAAAACGACGATGTAGTACCTCAAAAAATAGAAGACCGATTGCTATTAGAACTCCGAAAGGATTTCATTGCGAAGTGTAGATACTCATAGGACGCAAGTAGGACGACGCGGAACGCAAATCGTTCATTCGTTATTTCCGAATAGCGAACGGAAACGCCGCCCGAAGGAACGGGACTAATCATCTCATTCTGGAGGAAAATCCTAATGTCACATGTCGTGTATAGAGGTGTCGCGTATGACACCGAACAACGCCGCCAAGCACAGGCACAGCAACAGCAACAACCTCAACAATATAATGAGACCTATCGTGGGGTCAAGTTTGTAAAAGAGGGGAACAAGGGATGACAGCAACCTATCGTGGTGTGAAGTATAATACTCACATTCCGAAACTAGAATATCGTAAGTGGTACTCAGAAACACACGCTCCATCACATCC